CCGCGACTTCCCACAGGCCACCACGTAGTAGCGCGTCCCGTCCGCGATCCACTGCGTCAGCATGTCCCTCATCGCTGCATGCGCGACTCCCGGATAGCCCGGATCCTCGTGCAGCACGATGTGGTGCCCGTCGGCCGTGGACACCAGCACCCCGTGAATCTTGTCCGGCCGCAGCGCCACCGGGGCAATGGTCGAGGAGAGCCAGAGACACTCAAACCCGCGACACGACGCAGGCCGGGTCGCATATTGATTGCATCCCCGGCCCTTCATCGCGTGGCCGCACCAGACATTCGCTGGCTTCGCCAATTCCTTGATCGCCATCACCTTACAGCAGAGCGAACAGGAGCCGCACTGCCTCGGGCCGACGGGCGTCAAGTCAATCCGCATGACCCGATGATAACATCAAAAAGGAATGTCTTCGTCCTGCGGCCCGTCGCTCGGGTCGCCCGCCGCACCGTCCGCCGGATGCGGGACGCCGCCGCCCTTGCCGCCACCACCCAGCAGCGTGATCGCGTTGGCCCGAATCTCGGTCGTGTATCGCTTGATGCCGTCCTTGTCGTCCCACTCGCGCGTGCCCAAGCTGCCCTCGACGTAAATCTGCTTCCCCTTCACGAGGTAGGGCGACAGGCTCTCGGCCATCTTGCCCCAGAGCGTCACCCGGTGCCACTCGGTCTTTTCCTGCTTCTGGTTGTTCTTGTCGGTCCATGCCGAGTTGGTCGCCAGATTCAGCGAGGCCACGGCTACGCCGGTCGAGGTGTAGCGCAGTTCCGCATCGCGTCCGAGATGTCCGATCAGCATCGCCTTGTTGAGTGAACCCTTGTCTATCGCCATCGCTGTGCTCCTTCGTTCCTTATGTGCGTTGTCGTTGCCGTTGTCGTCAGTTATCAGATGGCTTAGTCGTCAAAGGTTATCCGGCGCACGCCGACCACCGCCGTCTCCGCCACCGCGCTCGCCGCTGCTGGCGGCATCCACGTCGCCAGTCGCGCCATCAGTACGTCCACCATCGCCGCCCCACCGGTCGCGCCAATCGTCGCCTTGACGTTCACGTACGTCTTCTGGCTGGCCGCTGCACACATCGCGTCGAACACCTTCTCGGCCTCGATGCGCTGGAGGGACTTCGCCTGCGCCACCGCCTGCGCGATGGGCGTGGCGATCGTCTGTTCTTTCTGCCGCTGCTCCTCGCACCGGCGGCAGTGCTTACAAGTTTTCGTGCCCTTGCAGAAGATGAAGGCCGGGCAGTTGCACCGGAACTGCCCCTCCCCGTTGATCTGCACTTTCCATTGCTTGCCTCCGGCTGAGGCTTGCAGAATCGCGTAGTCGGTCCACCCGTTGAACGCCATTGGTCAGTTCATTTCGATGGAGCGGTTGGCGACCGGCGCGTGGGGCGTTACCGGGGCCTCCGGCAGTTCGTAGAGGCCCGGCTTGCTGGCGGAGAGGAACCGGCCCGTCGCTTCCCGGCGCAACCCGTCGATGACCTTCTTCCCGCTGATGGCCTGCGGGATGATGTAGCGGGCCGCCTCGACCACCGTCTGGCCGAACAGGGCCGCCCGTTCGCAGGCGCGTTTGATTTCGGCTCCGGTCCACCCGGCATCGAACCCGGCGGGAATCGCCGCCTGCGAGGCCGTGAGGCCGTTCTTCGCGATGTAGACGGGCCAGATGGCCTTACGTCCCGCGTCGTCCGGGGTGTCGTAGAAGAACTGGTCCGGGAACCGGCGGTTCATCTCCGGGGTGAACAGCGTCGTGCGGTTCGCCGTGCCGACGAACAAGACCCGGCCTTCCGCCGTCGCCGTGACCACCTTCAGTGCCGCCCGGATGTGCCGTTCGCTCTCGCCGACCACGCCGCCCTTCATGCCACCGAGGTCGAGGATGATGACCGGCTTGCCGCTCTCGGCTCCGGCCGCTTTCACCAACTGCGTCTTACCCGTGCCCGCGACACCCGCGAGCATCACGCCAAGCGACCCGGTATCTTCGATGTAGCTGAGGAGGGTGCCGACCTGATCCTTGCTGACCCCGGAGTCGCCCGTGTGCTCGCTCATGCCACCGGCGAGCGCCTTGTCCATTTCGTCAATGAACACGATGGCTCCGAACGCGTCGGCCTGAATCAACTTGCGGAAGAACTCGACCACGTTGTCGATCCCGCGCAGTTCATCGAGCGTCGTTTCGCCCGGTCGCGCCGACCAGACTCGCAGACCATCCGTATTCTGAATCGCCTTGATTTTCCGCTCCCAGCACTTGCCGACGTTGATGCCGGTCTTTTCCAGTGCCATCGCCGTCACCTGTTCAGCGGTGTAGGCGGGGAGGCCGACAATCGCGTCCAGTGCCGCCGTGCGCGTCTCGTCTTCGGGCGAGGCAAGGTTCGCGTTCTTGTGCTGCTGGTCGAGAATCGCCGCGAGTTCGTCGCGCGTCGGCAGCGGTTCGTCCAGTGTGATGACGTCGCCCGCGAGTTCGGAAGGCAACTGGAACGTCGGCCCGAGGAGCACGACCGTCCGCTTGTTCATCTTGAACTGGTCGCGCAGGTTCCACAGCGCCTGCAGCGTCGGCGTCTCGTTAATCTGTCGCTGGAAATTGTGCATGAAGACCACCGAGAGTTCCGGGAGTCGTTCGCATGCGAGGAGCGTTTCGGTCGCGTTGACCGTCATCGCCTGATCCACACCGAGGACCGCGAAGGCCGTTTTGCCGGGGTCGTTCATCCCGTAGAGTCCCTTCGCGCAATCCCACGACAGAACCGGCGTCTTGCTGTCCGGGAGGGCCTTCCGCAGCGCCGTAATCGTCGCGGCTGCGTCCGGGGTTTCGACCGCAATGATGGGGGTGGATACCCGCCGGGCCGCCTTGAAGGACTGCACCAGCGCAGACTCGCTCTGGGCCGTCGTCACCGTCTCCGCTTTCTTGACCATCGTTCTCTCCTTGGCTTAGTCGCCCTCAAAGCGACCTGTTCAACTGACACCTTAATGGTAATCGCACTGTTCCTTGAAGTCAAGCCCCATCTGATGACGGCGCTCAGAGGGCCAGCTTATTGGTGTCCCTCGCGTCCACGCGCGTGTCCGAGGTGGTACTGGTCGCAGTAGCCGCAGCGGAACCGGCGCATCTTCATATGCAGGGTCGCGTTGACCCGGCGCAGTTCCCGATCGGCCACGGCCTTCGTCGGCAGCGGCGTCTTGCCCGTCGGGCAGTTGTGCTGCGGCTTCAGCGCGTCCGCGACAAGCGGCCCCACGACTTGCCGAAGGGTGAAGCCCATCTCAATGCGCCACCGGCGAGGTGAAGTCCTCCAGCAGCATCTGTTGCTGCATCGCCAGTCGCTGCTGGTCCGACGTGTCCGCGACGAGCTTGGCTTCCGCCAGCGAGACACCGAGGATTCGCAAGGTCTTGATCGACCCGAGGTAGCTGTGACCAGACAGACGCAACGCGACGTAGACATCCGTCATCGCGATGGCTCGCTGCTTGGCCTGCGCCTGCTCTGGGGTGAGGTGCTCTGGGGTGAGGTCCGGGGCGTCCATTAGTAGCCTCCCGTCAGTTCGACTACGTATTCCGCGCCCGTGCTGAATGCCTTGAACGTGACACCCTTGACCACGAGGGTCGCAATAAAGGTCGCCATGTCCTCGACATTGGTGAAGTGAACTGTTCCGAGTGGCATCGTCGTCTCCTCCGTCGTCTCCGAATTGACTTACAAGAGAATGATACTGCCAATCCGAGACAATGTCAAGCCCGGCCCTCCCCGCGTGGGAGAACCGGGCCTGTCGTGTTACGCCGACGCCTGATCGGGGTGGCTGTCCGTCGCGACGTCTTCCGCTACGTCCGCCACGGTCTTACTTGCCACCTTGGCCTTTGCCGCCATCTCGTTCTTGAAGTGCTTCATGGCCCGCACCGCCTTGATGCGGAGCTTCTCCATGTTGATCTTCGGAGCCGCCGCCACGCCCAGCTGCTCCCGGTAGAAGCCCGCGAGCCGACGCGTCTCGTGTTCCTCGTCCGGGTGGTTCTCCGCAAAGACATAGTGCCAGAACTCGTCCGCCAGCTTCGGAGAGGCAATCCGATCCGTCAGCATCTGCGCCACGATCACCGGCCGCTTCAGGAAGTGCAGGTTCGGTCCCGGCTTCGTCTCCATCGCGCCCGTCACGGGGTTCTCCTTGACCCGCGTCTGGAACCCACCAATCCAGTGCGTGCTCGCGAGGAACTCCGGACGATGTGTGTACATGAAGTACTGCCCACGGTCGCGCGGTCCCAAGATGATGGCGTTCTTCGCCCCGGTGGCCTTCCGCTGCATCTCGTACTCGTGGATGCCGTTGGCGACCATCATCAGGAACTTGCGTGTGAAGACCTCCAGACCCGGCACATGGGCGCGGAACAGCCCCATCCGATCCTCGTTGCTCCGGACCGTCTTCGGGTTGTTGAACAGGTCGAACGCGTCCGCCGCCTCCTGCATGTCGGCCATCTCAAAGTACGTGATGGTCGCCATGAGGCCCGCCGGGAAGGGCACGCCCTCCGGCAGATGGGTCAGCATGCGGCTGCTGTGATGACCGTCCAGCCGATAGGTGATGCCGTCTTCCTTGCACAACCCGGTCGCCCAGTCCGTGCCCACGAACTTCCCGTTCTCCAGCAGGCCGAGGAGATACGCCGTATGTGACGGCTTCAACTCACGCTCGCCCGGCACGCACGGCATGCTGGCAAATTGCGTGGCCAACTCCAGTGTGAGCGGCACGCTTTCCGCCCTCAGCTTTCTATACATGGTCGTCCTTGTGTTCCTGCGCTATGGCAGGGGTGAAATGGCATCCTGCTCTACGACAGGAGCCACAGGGGCGGGAATCGCCCTTTCCTTGAGTGCGTTCTCGACCCAATCGAGCAACGCGGACAGCCGTCCCGAACTCACGAAGTCCGGTCGCCACTTGTTGTACCCATCCTTGGCCAGCGCACGCTGCTTTCTGATCTCGGCGTGCATCTTGGTCAGCAAAGTGTCGTAGGTCGCGATGGCGGCCTTGTACTCTTTCTCGCGTGCTCGCCATTCAGCTTGCGAGGACGCTTCTACTGCGAGGGTGAAGGTGTAGCGCGTTGTAGAGACAGCACGGCCGGTTCCGCTGCCGTCCTGCACCATGTCGATGCCCTTCGCGCACCCCAGCCGGTCGCGGACGACACGTCCGCGTTCCTCCATGTGGTGGCCCCTCGTGTCGTAGCCGCAGCGTTGAGCGATCTCCCGCAGCGTCAGCGGCTTGTCGCGCACCAGTTCGAACAGGCGCATCACTTCTTCCTGCGCGCGTTCGGCCATGCTGCGGACATCCACCGCTGGGCGTACAGGTTCAGCCTTGACCTTCGACTTCGTCTTCGACTGACCAGTGGTCTTCACGGGCTTCTCGGTGTGCGGTTTCCTGCTGCGCACGCGCTTCGCAATCTGCTCCACGTGGGCTTCAAAATCAGGCTCAGGCATCGCCGCTTTCGTGCGCGCTCGGTGCGCGAGGTGCTTGTCGATGCCAGCCTCGGCGAGTGTGGGCTGTGCTTCGGGTCCGCGTTCGACCCGATCCTTGTACTGATTCGCGCCGGGTGGCTTTGCAAGGCCCACCGTCTCTCGCTGGTGCTGCATCAATTCGCCCAGTCGGCGCTCGGCTCGCTCGCGAATCGCTTTCGCCGCGACTTCCAGTTCCGTGTCTTTCGCTTGACGGGCGTACGCGGCCATCACGGCCGCGCCTGACAGGTGCGTCTGCACTTCATCCGTCGTGCTCGCCTTGATCAGTGCTTCGCGAGCGGCGTCGTACCATTGCAGGCGACCGATTTCGCCACGCGGGATCTGTTGAAGCTGGCTCATACGGTGACGGCGCTCATGGAGAGGCCGCACGCTGGCACAGCACTGATTGTGGGAAGGGGTCTTACGCGGGATCGCGCAAGGGAATACAGACCGAACGTCCTCACTGTCACCTCCGGCAGCCACTACGGGCTGCAAAATGCTCGTTCGCGCCTCTACGGGCCGTTCAAGCAACGATGCACAAGGCTACGCCATGAATATTGACAGTGTCAACCACGTGAAACTACGGGAGTGACTTCCCGTAAAACTACGGAATCACATTGTGGAGCCGTCCACGGTCGCGTTCTTCGCCCGCAGTTCACCGGTCACTTGCTGAATCTTCAGGATCGTCAGGTCGGCGGGATCGCAGGCGCACGCCTCAGCCGCCAGCGCCAGCAAGGCCGAGAACTCATCGCGGATCGTCCCGATCCTGTCGTACCCCAAAGACAGCGTCCCGTAGCGTCGGCCTTCAAGGTCTGGGAGCACACTCATCGTCGTCAACATCGTCGTCTCCTGCGTTAGAAGTCCAGATACGTCCGGGCGAAGTTGGCCGGGTCGCGCTCATACGGCGACACCGGCCCCCAGTACGGCACGTAGCCGGATGTCCACCCGGACACCGAGAGTAAGAGTCGCACGCTCCCCGGTCGCACGCCCGTCGCCAGTTGCTGCCGGTCGTCATACAACTCGACCCAGTCCCCGGCGACGAGTCCCGGTAGCAGCGGCAACCGATAGTACGTCAACGGGTCGGTCCAGTCCGCATGCCGCACACGCGGCACACGGGCCGTCACCGCTTCGCTCAGGGTCACTGCGGGCGATGCTCCTCAGCGGACGGCTCCGGCGCGTCGGGCGGTGGGGGCGGTGGGACCGGGGCTGACACCGACGTAGGTGCCGACTGGAGGCCCGGCTGCATCACCGGTGCAATCGGCGGCATCACCGTCGTCGGGTAGCCGTAGACGCCGAGGCCGACAATTTGCTTCAGCCACGGCGAGGCCGCGATGGCCGCCTGCACGTGCTGCACGTCGCTGATGAAGAAGCCCTTCAGCGCATTGATTTCGGCCTGCGTCAAACCCAGTGCAACGAGGTCCGCGTCCGACCACGACTGCAACTGCGCTTGCAGCACGGCGCACGCGTACGCCGCCTCGCGCAGACGCCCCGCGAGGTCGCCAGCGAGCGACTTGAGGTCCCACGCGTTGAACTGTTTTCCGGCCATCACTATCGGCATCGTCATCACTCCTAAATTGGGAACCACACAAGAAAGCCACCATCCATCGGACCCCCCGCGCCTCTGGGGTTGCCGCCCCCGCCACCGCCGCCCCAGTAACTCGCGTTCTGTCCGGCGTTGGCACCGCGTCCGCCATTGCCGCCCACGCAGACCGCGCCAAAGATCGGCAACCCGAGGCCCGCACCGCCCCCGCCACCCTGCGTGGACGCTGCGCCACCGGGACCAGCCGCTCCGCCGCCGCCACCGCCGCCGCTGCTATTACCGGGACCGCCGAACAGGGGTGCGCCACCGCCGTACGCCGGGTACGCGCTCCCTGCACCTCCGCCCGATTGCCCACCGTAGCCGCCGCGATCCACTTGCCCGAGTTCACCACCGTAGCCGTTGAAGGCGATGTCGTCACGGTAGGCCGTCGCGCCCGGCCCATACGTCCACGCGATACTCACGTAGTAGGTGCCCGCCGGTTCGATGTTGTCGTACTGAAGGAACGCCCCACCGGCCCCGCCCCCGCCGCCGCCCGTATCCACGCCTTCGGTCGGGTTGCCGCCACCGCCGTAGCCACCGCGCCCGAAGCCGGAGTAATTAATCATCCCCGGTACTTGAAGCGTGATGTTGAAGTCGCCTTGATAGTACCAGTGATACTCGGTGGCTCCGTCGTTCTGCGTGTAGCCGCCGGAGACGTACATGCGCGGTCGGCCGACGATGCTGACGAAGCCGGAGTACACGCCGTTCTTCAGGGCACGCAACTGAATCGTGTAGTTCGTGCAGCGCGTCAGCCCGTTAATCTGGTACTGCGTGACGCCCGGTCCCACCGTCGTCACGCCGCCGCCATTGAGATACACCTCGGTCTGCGCCCCGCCGTCGCCGTTGGCCCAGTACACGATCAGCGCCTGATCGTGCGGCACGCCGACTTGCAGGTTGTAGGGAGCCGCCGGAGCCGGAAACTGCGTCGTCGCGCCCGCCCAGTTCGAGCTACCGGGCGGATCGGTGGACTCCGTCCCATAGCGAATGTGCCGCACCGCGAACGAGTAACTGGTCCCGGCCGAGAGGCCGGTGAACGCCAGCCCCGCTGTCCCTGCGCCGTAGTCGTACGGCGTGTAGCCACCGCCGCCGACCGAGATATACACACGCACGGTGTCGGTGCCGGACCCGTTCGTCCAATTCAGATTGATCGTGGACGTGCCGACATTCGAGACGAAGGCGTTGACCGGTGACGGCATCAGCGCGTGCGTCGAGACAGGTCCAGCCTGATGCGCGTTGGTCGAGTACGCGCCCCGCACGTGTATGAGGTAGTAGTAGTAGTACGTGCCCGGCGCGAGGCCGCTGTCGGTGTACGACGTGGTCCCCGCTGCCACCGTCGTCAGGTAGTTCCACGAGGTCTGGTAGCGATAGATGGCAATCTGGTCGCCCGCCTGCGCGTTGACCCAGTTGAGCGCCAACTGCGACGTGCCTGCCGGGTAGGCGAGCACGTTACTGATGGTCAGGCCGGACGGCGCGTCGAACTTCTCCTGCGTCGTCGCACTGGTGCCGTTGGAATTCGCCGTGTCGTACGAGCCGCTCGCCGTCGTCCGGTAGTGCCGCAGGAAGTAGGAGTGCCCACTGCTCGGTGCGAGGCCGGTGTCATCCCACAGCGTTGTCCCGGCCGCAAGCAGGCCGACGTACGCCCCATCACGGAACACCTCGATGGGATCCGCCGCCTGTGCATTCGCCCACGTCACGCGAATCGTGGACGTGCCTGCCGGGAGATCGCCCCGCTGCACCGCGCTTACGTTCGTCGGTGGATTGAACGCGATCTGGGTCGTGGCCGAGGCGACGTTCGACGGCAATGACCGCTGTAGCCCGCCCGCCACCGCATGCGTCACGTAGAAGCTGTACGTGGTGTTCGAGGCCAGTCCGCTGATGTCCACCGTCGCCACGCCGGGATTGACGAAGGTGATCGCCGTCCCGTTGCTGAACCAGATTTCGGTGTACTGCGTCGGGACGCGATTCGTCCACGTCAGGCGAATCGCCGTCGCGCCAGCAGGTAACGCCGCGATCTGGGCCGCTGCCAGCCCAGACGGCGCAGACAACCGCTTCGAGTACAGCCGGGGATGCAGCGACTCCATGGCTACGTCGCGAAGTTCCGACCACCGATGTAGCCACGATACCGACCGCCACCGTTGATGGTCGAGAACCCCAGCACGATCGTGCGCCCAGTGCCGGGCAGTGTCGGCACGACATCTTCGTCCCACGTCACGGTCGCAGGCCACCCGACCGTAAACGGACCACCGGTGACATTCAGGTAGATCGTGAACACGAACTCGACGCCCGCCGGTGGAGGGTTCGAGAAGATGACCGGTCCCCAGTTGTTGCCGACGCCGACTTCAAACGCCACCCCCGAGGCGAGGTTGAAGTCCACCGTCGTGCCGTTCCAGACCCACGCACCCAGCTTGTTGGCCGGACGCGTGAAGGTGAACAGCTTGCTCGTGGCATCGAACGTGGCCCCAACCGCTCCACCAGCATCTGTGAAGGCGACCGCGACACCGGACCGGATAACGACACCTTTATCGGCGACCGACCCAAGGTAGGTCCGGTCATCCGACCACAGTTGCAAAATCGGAATGTCCCCGGTGTTGCCGTTGTTGCGGTACGCGAGCGTGCTGGTGTTCGGAAGACGGAGATGCCCAGCCCCCGCTGGAGATGCCCCAATCGCCAATCCCTTGTTGGTCTTGTCGTAGGTGAGGCCCGCGTCACCCGCGAACACGCCTGCGTCGTTGAATTGCACCTGTGAGGTGCTGCCAGCGGCCTGTGCTTGCGGAGCGCCCGGCGTCAGGAGCACCAGCGAGGCTTCGTTGTTCGCCAGCAGCGTCCCGTGCTTGACGTGCGTGACCGGGAACTCGACGTAGGTGGTGAAGTCCACCGGCTCGCCCGTCGTCACGAACTGGCCGTAGCGCGTGTGATCGACCGCGTTCTGCACCAGCAGCGTGGACCCCGCGTGCGCGAGCAGCAGCGACCAGAAGATGTCGTGCGCGTCACTGCTGACCGCGTGCACCCAGACCTTCGTGACCAGCGCGTAGTCGGCGTTGTTGAACCGCACCAGCCCCGTCGTCGGTGGCGGCACCACGGCCGTGCTGAAGTTGTAGGGCACCGCGCCAGTCCCGCCACCGGGAATCGTGACGCTCAACGTCTGGCCGCTCATGACGAGATTCGCGCCGAGGCCAATCGGCTCCGGGTCGCCTGCCTCCGACGCCCGACGCCCGATCAACATCGACGGCGCGATGTCCGGGAGCTTGGCGAGCGCCACGCTGTTGTCCTGAATCCGGTCGATGGGGAGATAGCCGCTGTTGATAATCTCCGCACGTACCGCTTGGAGCGCGTCGGTGCCGCCGGTGTCATGGGTCACGCGGTGTGCGAGCGGCGGAGCCGGAGCCTGCGGCGGAATCGGGTCACTGCCGCCCGGCGCGTGCGTAGCCGCGTGCGACACCGGGGTCCGGGCATCCGCCAGTCGCGGGTCCGCCGTGACCACCACGGGCACCAGCGCGGCGTCCACCGTGTCCATCAGCCCATCGACTTGCCCCTTGTTCCAGACGGTACCGACATTCCCGGAACCGTCGTCATCGACCAGCGTGTTGAACCAAGCGCGTGAGAGCGGGTCAGCCATAAGATTCCTACTCGTCTAAGTCGATTCGTCGCTGACCCACCACGGGCGGCAACTCGATGGGGATACCCCGGCGTTTGTCGATCAGTGTGATGGTGTCCGGCTCGCCGTTCGCCTCGCGCTGCGCTGCCGCGAACAGGTACGACAGATCGAGTCCCTCGATGTCCACCGTCAGCGCGTTCGGGTCCGCGTCGTGCTTCATGATCCGGAACGGCTCTCGCGCCCAGCCGGTCGGCCCAATCCCTTGGAACGTCGATACCCATTTCAGATCGGCCAGTTCGTAATCGAAGCCTTCCAACGGCACCTTGAGGCGAATCGTGCGTGGCGGATCGCGATGCCGTCGGAGCTTGCGGGACGCGATGTCCCGCGCCATCGCGGCCTCTTGCACGAAATGCAACTCCAGCGCACCCATCGTCAACACCATGTCGTAATGCTGCGGCGACTGCGACGGCACGTCCTGCGCGATTTCTTCAGTCCACTCCGGCTGCTGCACCGGCGTCGTGCCCTCGGGCGGTGGCGTCACATCCTGCGTCAACGTCAGGTCACGCGCGTATCGGTACGGCACGACATTGAAGTGCGCCGTCAGGTCTTCCACGACATCGAAGCTGTCCTTGACGATGTTCGAGACATCCGTGATCTCATCGAGGTGTTCCGTGAACCGCGTCTCGTCCAGCATGTCCACGAAGAACTGGCACTGCCGGTTGTAGCCCGACTCGACATCGCACGACTGATTGAGCCGTTGAATCAGATCGCTGATCGACACGAAGGTGCCATCGGCCCCAATGCTCCCCGCGCCCATGTATCCGGCAACCGGGTGCCCCGACGCCACGGGCATCCGGGCCTCGGACACGATCTGCGCGGCGTGGAAACTTTGTTCGTCAATGTGTGAGGTCGGTTGCCCGTTGTCGATGATGACCGGCGACGGCAACCACGAGCCAGCTTGGTAATTCCCGAAAATCCAGTTCTGGAGCGCGTGCAGGTAAATCTCCAGCGACTTCACGATCACCGTCCCGGAGCCGTCGCCCACCGTTTCGATGCCCTTGATGTTGATCGTGAGCCGCTTGGGGTTCTCTTTGATTTGATCGGCCTTCGCGCCACGGGCGTACACCAGTGTGTAGCGATGCCCGTTGCGATCCTGATAGGTGGCACCACCAAACCGTGCGGCATATCCGGCCCGGCCGGGAATCAGGTAATCCACGCCTTCGGTCGCATCCGGCTCGCGCATCCCGGCGAAGTACCACCCCTCGACTTCTTTCACGGCGTGCCCGCACACGAGGAACTCGTCCCACCATTCGGTCCCTCCGACAAGCACGGGTCCGACATGCAGCACCGGCACCTGTCCCTTGCCAAGGTCTTCCGTCACCGTCTCGAACTGCGACGGAGGCACCGCGAACGCGGGCGGCGTCGAGAGCGCCGGAGCGTTCATGTTGTCGATCCACTCGTTGTCCGCCGACTCGCGGCCCATGTGCGATAGCAGGCCGGGCACCGTGCCGGGCGTCCGACCATAGATGCGCGGACGGCAATCATTTGTGCCGTAGGGGTAGGGGAAGATGCCCCCGCGATGGCCTTCCCCGACGTTCGCCCAGTACAGCCGCACGTAGCGTTGACCGGGCCGGTACTCCGATGGACTCGGGGCATTCGTGACCAGCGCCCCACCCAAGGCGACCTCGTAACGATGATCTTGGTCGTACGCGGGATCGGAAGTCGTGGGACCAATATCCGCAAGCCCCTCGTACGCCCCCGGACACACCGTGTAGATGTATTCGTACGTGGTCGTACCCGCGCCACCGACGATTTCCACCCCGAGTTGCTGCTGGCCCGACGGCAAGTTCACGAGCACTTGGCGCGTCTGCACCTGTTGGTCGCTCGCGAGGCCGTACCAGATCGGTACCGGCTTCCCGAGGCTGTCGGTTGGACACGACGGGAAGTCGGCCGCCGTCACCAGTCGCTTCGGGACTTGCGACACCGCTGCGAGCGGCGACATGAATTGCCGCGTGACGAGATCCTCGCCACCGAGGGTGAAGCCCAGATTGGGACGCGGCCCGTAATCCGAGACGAGGCCGCGCATGATCGTGCGCGGCGGTCCCTGCACGCGACGGCTCCGGTCATCGATCATGCGCACGACCAGCGGCCGGTTCAGCATGTAGCGCGTCGAGGCATTCGCCAGCAACGCGCGCAGGCCACGGTCGTTGTCCGAAAGGTCGATGCTGAACTGCACGCCGGTGTGCTCACCCATCGGCCCGGAGAGCACGCGCGAGATCGATCCCCAACTGATGACGCGCGGTTCCTTGTAGCCGTAGTAGTAATCCTGCGGGTCCACCAGCGGCATCGCACTCCACGGATGCACGCGGTTGAGCGCGTCCGTGAACTCCACCCACGTCAGCGCCAGATTCCCGGCGCTGTAATTGATCTCGAACTCCGGCAGCGGCCGACGCCCGAACATCGACTCGATGCCCAGTTGCGTCGTGCGCTGGTCGCCGGGTTGCTGGCTGCTGATTTCAACGAGGGTCTGTGTGACCTGCACCTCGCTGGGCGGTTGCAACAGATTGAGGCGTCCGGCGTTGAGCCGGAGCACCCCCATCCGTGCGGGCGTCATGCTCACAGCTTGTACCAAGCCACGAAGCCACCCTGCCGCCCAATGCCGCCGCCCTGCTCATCCCCGCCGCCGTTGCCCCCGTCGCCCCAGTTCTGGCCGTTGCCGCCGCTGAGGCCGCCGCGCCCGCCCCGTCCTCCAGCACACACCGTCCCGAAGATCGGGATCCAAACGCCGGGGCCGCCGGGGCCACCGATGTTTTCGATGTTCGGCCAGCCCACACCGGGACCGCCTGCGCCTGCCCCGCCACCACCCCCGCTCCCGTTTCCGACGCCGCCGCGCCCACCCTCCCCGCCGGGGAAGTTGGAACTGACGTGGAAGCCGCCATCGCCACCACGGCCAAGGTCTTCGTTGGGATAACCGGGGTTGCCGCGATTGCCATAGTTGGCGGGTGCGGCGTACTCGGACCGGTAAGCCGTCGCTCCGATGTTGGTGACGCCGTTGCCGACCGTGACCGGGTAATCAACCCCCGTGATCCCATCGGTGCCGCCCGGCTCGATGCTGTTGTTGGCTTGGAACATATTGCCGCCAGCCGCCCCGCCGCCGCCGCAGTAGCCGTGCGCGGAGCCGTCCGGGTAGTCCTCGCCCGTGCGAGAACTGCCACCGCCGTTCCCTCCACGCGAGAATCCGCGATACGAGATCGCGCCACCCGCGATCACGGTGAACACGAAGTCCTCCAGCCCATAGTGGTAGCGGAGGCCATCCTCGTCGCGAGTGAAGCCGCCGACGGCGACCACACGCGGACGACCGATGACGGGTGCAGTGTAGGCGGAGGGAAGCCCCAGCTTGATGTGGCGCAACTGGATGCTGTGATCGGCGTTGGCCTGCAACCCATTCAAGGGATGCGACGTGACCCCTTCTCCGACCGTCATCACCGGCGCACCATCGACGTTGACCTCGGTCATCGCCACATCGGCATTGCCCCACGTCACGAGCAGTTGCGTGTCGGAGACGATCCGGATGCCGACGCTGAACGGAGGCGCAGGCGGACCCAGTGTCGTGTTCGACGCCACGTTGGAATTCGAGGACTCCTCGCCGTCGCGCCAGTGCCGCAGGAAGTAGGTGTACGTCGTCGCAATCGTCAGCCCGGAATCCACCCATGCGGTGTAGCCCGCCGGAAGCGATTGCACGTACACGCCATCCCGATAGACCTGAATCACGTCGCTGTTATTGGCGTTGTCCCACTGGAGGAACAACTGGCTCGTCTGCCCGGCCACCGGGGAGACGCGCAGGTTCATCGGCGGACGCAACCCGGCCAACGTCACGTTCTGCGCGGTGTTGGAGTTCCCGGATTCCGCGCCTTGCCGCGCATGCCGGAGGGTGTAGGCGTAGAGGGTGTCCTCGTTCAGCCCGGAGTCGATGTGGGCAATCGTTCCGGCGGGCAGCTGACCGATGTACACCCAGTCGGTCGCCGCCGACCACCGATAGAGGTTGATCGCGTCCCCGGCATTGTCATTGACCCATGCGAGCGCCAACTGCGACGTGCCGTTGCGTCCGGCGACTTGGCTCACCGTCAGATTCACGGGCGGACTCAAGAGCTTCGTCGGCACCGTATTGATGTAGCCCGCCTGCCACGCGTTGATCTTCTCGTCCGTCCAGACGCTGCCGTCCGGCGCGAACGGGTAAATATCGCGGAAGTAGAGATACGACGACGGCAGGATGTGCTCTGGTCCCTGCACGACTGCGCCGTCGTACTTCGACAGCGACCGGATCGATCCGAAGTTCTGTTCGCTCCGGCGAGCCATCGTGACTTGCTGCGCGGCCATCAGGCCGTTGTTCGTGTCGAGCGCGTCGAACACAAACAGGTCCGCCAAATTGAGTGCTGTCGCCTTGTTATGCGAGCTATCCCCGTCCGGCGGATGCTCCTTCACGGTCTGCCAGTTAGCGAGGCCGAATGGGAATGGCGTCCACTGCGTGAGATCACCGTTGGCCGCTGGGTAGATGGGACGAATCTCCACGTCGCCCGTCGGGCGGTCGTAGTGACGGGGGTCGCCTGCGATCCAGCCGGGAGCCGCGTCGATGCCGTCGAGCACGTACACGTCGTCAATCGCGTAGTTGGTGCCGGTCCCGACTCCGGCTTCATTCCAGCCGTACGGGGACGGCACACCGCCCAGCGGATTCCGCGCACTGGTCGAGCACGCGGTGCCGGGCACGTCGAGCACCCGTGCGCCATCGATCCAGAACCGCACGTTGCGAATGTCGTAAAAGACCAGCCCTCCTCCCGCATCCCGCTGGAAGATGTCGGCCTGCATCTCAAAGAAGTACCACGTCAGCGCAGACAACAAGCCGGGGGCGGTCTGAATCACGCCGGTGCCGCCGGGAGCCGCCCACGCCGCGAGCGTGCCGTCCGGCCACATCACCACTTCAAAGATTTTCTCGCCCTTGTCGGCAATCCACGCGAACCCTGACGCGGAGAACGCGTCGGTCCCTGAGCGTACCGCACAGCCCATGACGGCGCGGTTGCTCCCGACGGTCGGCAACACGATCCCCGCCGTGCCGAGAAAGCCCTGCCCGTGTCGGCCGTACGCCGGTTGGATCCAGCCGGACCCGTGCGTCCACTTCTGCGGGATGCCCCCACCGGGATCAGCGGTGTAGCTATCGAACGATTCCAGAAACAGCAGGGACATCGCGGCCTCTCAGGGATACAGTCCGGGCGACAGTTCACGGAACGAGAGGGTCGCGGTGTTGTAGTTCCGCACCTCGCGCGTATAAGGCAAATCGGCGTCGGTGAACGTCACCATCCAGCACTCGGCCTCGCCGTCGGTGATACTCGGCACCACGAGGAACGGCCGCACGTTGCCGTCCGCCGACCGGAACCAGTCGTCCACGTCCCGCACTCCGGTATCGGTCGGCTGGATCCCGACTTCCAGCGAGCGATACACCGTGCCGATGGTGTACGCCCGGCGTACGCCCATCTCGGTTTCATGCACGATCGACGGCTTGTTCCAGTGCCGCGTCGATCCCCACTTGATGTTGCGGACGCCGAGGTCGCGCGCCGTGTGGTACATCGCCCATTCCCCAACGGACAGCGGGGCGCTGTTCGCCTGCCCCACCACGGTCAGTCGCCAGTAGCGGAACGTCTTGTTCACCACGACCCACAGGTTCGACGTGAACCGATCGAGCCGACGCTCCGGCACCACGAACGGATACGAGTAGCTGGGCGACGACCACACGTCGGTCGCATTGCCAGACAGGTACACCTTCAGGCCGGGATCGAAGTTGTGATTGATGATGCCGACGAGGCCCATGTGCTGCGCGATGGCGAGATCGCACACCCATGCCGCGCCCGTGCGATCCAGTAACTTCGCCGGGTGATCCGGTCGCCCGTCCACGAGGTTCTTGACCGGGTAGGCCGGGTCTTCTGTGCCGACGCTGACGCGGAACGTGCCCAGCGCGGTCGTCGCGCCGTCGAAGCGATCCGTTGGTCGGCTGTAGATGAATGTGGACATCAGCGCAGCACTCCCTGAATGTCGCTCAGGTTGCGTCCGCCCTTACGCAGGATTTTCGACATCGCGGGCAGCATCTTCTTCTCGACCGCTTCCTCCATCCCCTGCGTGTCGATGGTGTTGATCGCGACGTTCATGGTGATCATCTCCTCCTGCTGCCGGGCCAGTTCGTCCGCCCTCGCTCCCGCGCCAATTTGCCCGGCGTAGTTGATCCCATCGACCGATCCAGCGGACGCGTCAATCGCATCGCGCACCGCCCCCGCCGCGCCGACGCTGACCTTTTGCCACTCTTTGAACGCCTTCATCGACTCCATCAGCTTGAGCGGGATTTCCTTAATGCCACCGGGCGAGCTACCGAACGACACGTGATCGACCGCGTCCTGCGCGTTCTGCGCGGCGGCGACGGCTTCGTCTGACCATCCGCTCCAGTCCGTTTCAGCCAGCGCGGTATCCACGCCGCCCACCGCCGCCTCGACGTGATCGACCGCCGCCGTCGTCGCCCGCGCGGATGCGATGGCCGCGTCTTTCATCTTCTGGAACGCGGCCGGAATCTCGCCGCCCAACGCTTCGATGATGGCGCTGAAGCCTTCCATCATGATGTCGTTGGCGGACATCGTGTCCTTCTTCAGGACGCCCGTCGCTTCGGCTTGGTTGAGCAGGAGTTGCGTGTTCTCGTCAATCGGCAGACCGAGGTCTTTGTGCGCCTGCCGCACGTTCTCCAGATAACCCTTCATCTGCTGAAGGGACTGGTTCTCATCGAAGCCTGCATTCCGCAGTGAGGTGTAGGTATCGGCTCCCTGTGCTTGGAGGTCCGCGAACGTGTCGGCATTCAACGCGCCGATGTTCGACATCGCCAGCATCACTTCATTGAGTGCGCCAGCGGATTCCACGACCTCCTTGTGCGCAGACGCGACCTCGCGGAAGTGCAGCAGTTGCTGCACGGCTTCGCTGCCCGTGCGCCCCGTCTCTTTGTTCTTGACGGCCAACTTGTCGAGCGCCGGACCCATCGCGTCGAGCGCCTCAAGGTACGGCGTGCCAGAGGCGACCGCCGCATTGAAGCCTGCGAGTGTCAGCCGCTCGAACCGCTGCATCGCTTCTTCGGTCGCCGCGATGCCGTGCTGGGCTTTGTTCCAGATTTCCAGATCCCCGCCCATGAAGGAGGTTTTCAGCCGCGCGTCACCTTCTTCGAGCGTGTTGTAGAACTCGGCCTGCTGTTTAACGAACTCCTCAAACGATCCAGTGAATCCGTCCGCGCCTTTCTTGGCTTCGG